TTCGGCCGCCGCCGTCCCTATAGGAGGCGGCATTGAGCCTATTTTCCACGGCCGACGTCGCCTCCCTACGCACGGACCGGCTTGCGCTGATGCTGGCAACGTACCTACAGGGCTTCGCCCCGTCGGATGGGTATCTGCTCAGCAAGTTGCAGGCGGCCGAGGCTGAGACTAGCCACGCGCTCAAGGTGCTGTTCGAGCCGACTACGATTTTTCCGACGCAACCGACTCCGGCGCAGATTACGGCGATAGGGGCGAAGCCGACTCCGCCGTCGGCCCCATACCTCGTCGAGCCCGGATACGACTATGACCCGTCGTTTTTCGAGGCCGACAAGTGGGGATACCTGGTCACCCGCCAGCACCCCATCATAAGCGTCACCTCGATCACGCTGGTCTATCCGCAGCCGACCAATCAGGTGTTCGTCATCCCGAACGACTGGCTCCGGATCGATCCGAAGTACGGCACTATTCGGATGATCCCGGCGTCGAGCGCGTTCTACGCGCCGCTGGGCGCGTTCCTGATGCAGGCCCTCGGCGGCGGCCGCACCATCCCTTCCATGATCCAGGTCCAGTACGTCGCCGGCCTGGACAAGACTGGCACCGGGACGCCTTACTCGATCGATAGCTTTCCGGATCTCATCGACGTGATCAAGAAGAAGGCCGTCCTGAGCATCCTGCAAGACAACTTCATCCCGGGGTCAGCCTCGATCTCGGCCGATGGCCTGTCCCAGTCCATATCCCTCAAGATGATGGACTACGAGGATATCGTGAACCTCAAGCTGTTCGGGCCGAAGGGCGCCAATGGCGGCCTCTGGACCGCGATCCACGGGCTCTCGCATTCGGTCCTCGGGATCATCGCATAAATGCAACTATCGCCGGCCGCATTCGACGGCTTCCTGGGCGCGATCGGCCAGCAAATGCTCTGGCGCCAGGCGTCCGTCTGCCCGTGCTTCAACCCCGTCTCCGGGGCCGCCAAGCCATCCTGCCCGGTATGCAGCGGCAAGGGCCGCGTGTGGGCTGCGGCCGTCGCCGGCATGGCTGGCTTCGCCGGGCAGAAAGCCAAGGTCGAGTTCGCGCAGCTCGGGTTGTGGACTCAGGGCGATATCGTCCTGACGATCCCGGAGTCGTCGGCCCTATACGCGCTCGGGCAGTTTGATCGCGTGGTGATGCAAAGCACGGTCCTGCCGTTCTCGCTGAACCTGACGCGCGGATCCGGCGACGTGCTGCCATACACTCAGGTCGTTTCCGTCGCCAAGGTATTCTGGCTGAGCACGGACGGGACGACGATCATACCGGGCGGCATCCCCACGGTCGGCGCCGGCGGCGTCCTGACATGGCCGACCGGGCAGACGCCTCCGCCGAGCGGCGCGCAATACAGCATCAGCGGCACCTATGCTGCGGAGTATTACGCGCCCTATGAGCTGGGCTCGAACCGGAATTTTTTCTCCGGCGCCAGGCTCCCGCGCAAAATGCTCATGCGGCTCTGGGACCTGTTCGGCCGCTAAGCCGGCGGCGCGATATCGTCCTGGATGGCGCCGGCGAATATCGTCTCGGCGTCTGTCCGCATCGCCTCGGCGACGATCTGGGCGAGATGTAGGCCGGCCTTCGCCGGCACAATCCAGCCGTCCGAATCCTCCGACATCACCCGGAAGGTGACGTAGGAGCTGCTCCGCTGTTTTCCGGGCGAAGTCTCGAACCGGTACATGCCGGCGGCCGGGTCGGTCTTGTGCTGCGGTTTCAGTTTCGGAACCATGCCGGCGGGCAGGGACGAGCCCCACTGGTATTTGCGAGCTGGGACCAGATAGCGCCGCTTGGTGGAAACGTCGAATGCCCCGGTGCCGGACTGGCGAAATCCTTGGCCCGTGATCCTGGACGGGCTGAGCTGCTTGGCCTCCGCATAGACGTGCTCCGCCATCGGCTGGCCGAGGGCATCGTTCCCGGGCGTGTTGTGGCGGAACGGGATGATGAGGTAGCGCTTCCCCTTGGCGCTCGTGCGGACCTTCATAGAGGTGTCGAGCATCTTCTTTAGGTCGCGCGGCGGCCGCCCGTTCTCGATGTCCTCGACGTACCGATAGTCAGAGACGATCTCGCCCGAGTAGGGGCCGGTCATCCGCCACTTGATGGTGTCGGCACAGGCCTTGCGCTCGCCCTGCCATAGGGGCGCCTTCATCACCGATTCCCGCCAGCGCTCGGCGCCGGTCATGGTGACGCGCTCCACAGCCGCGGCCAGGTTGCCGAAGACTCCGGATTTGACGATGGGAGATATCGCCAAAAGCCCGGACAGGTCCACCCTGATCTCGAAATCAGCCATCCCGCAAGCATAGCCTCACGACCGCGGGCGCCTCCCCGGGGGTGCCCCAGGTCGTGACGCGATCATGCTTGGCATGATCAGCTTCATCGAGACGCTGCCCATCGGCAACGCCATCCGCGTTTTCTGGACGCCGCCTGCCGGCGCTTCCCAGGTGACGATTCTGCGGAAGACGGCCGACACTTTCGCCGGGCAAAACGATCCGAACGCCCTGGTGGTCTATGAGGGCTCGGCCGTCGTCAGCGCTCTCGACACAAACTCGCTGACCAACGGCACTCCGTACTACTACCACGAATACGACTTGATCAATTCCGCCTGGGTTGACGGCGGCGCGAGCGTGTCAGCCACGCCGGCGACCGTCGATCAGGGCGCCGGCCCCGATGTGCTCTCCCTGGTCCGCGACCGGCTAGAGCTGGCGCTGCGAGCCGCAGTCACCTCCGGAGCCATCGTCCAGGCGCTCGGCTACGTGCCGGTTCTCACGGCGCCTCCGGTTTTCGACCAGACAAAATTCCCGCTGGTGACGGTCCACCTCGAGTTGGACCAGCCGGAAGTGCGCGGGCTCGGCGAGCTTGTGTCGCCGGACATCTTCGACGCCGGCAACAACGACTGGGTTTCGTCCGAGGGCTGGCTGTCCCGCGTGAACCTGAAAATCGTTGGCTGGGTGCTCAACCCGGACGAGCGCATTGCGCTGCGCCAGTCGATCAAGGCCGCGCTGATCGGCAACCTGCCGGTCTTCGACGACGCCGGCATGGACCTGATCGAGGCCTCGTTCGTCGATACCGAGGATTTCGAGTCCTACGGCGCGCCCGTCTACCAGACGGTCTGCGATTTCACATGCCTGGCGCCGTCCGTCGTCACCGGCACCACGCCCCCCATCAACGACGTCACGGTCGCGGCCTCCGACGCCCTCGGAGCCGAGTGACCACAGCCATGGAGACATAGATGTCCGACCCGACCGCTGCCGCCCCGTTCCCCATGGCGCTCGAGGAGTTCTGCGCGCGCCGGTCGAGCGATGACAAGCGCATCGAGCTTATCGGCGGGTTCTTCCACGTCGAGAAGCGGGCCGGCCACCTCCGGGACACCGAGGCGAATTTCAAGGCCCGCTTGCAGGCCTTCGCCAACGCGCCGGCCTAACCGCAACAGCCCTCGATAAGGAAATCCGCCCATGGCCTTCTTCTTCAACGGTCGCCTCTGGATCTCCCCGGCCACGATGTCTGTGGTCGATGATTCCGCGCTGGCGAATCCGAACCCGAACGTCGGGAACGTCCTCGCCATCATCGGCACGTCCATCGGCGGCGAGCCAAATTCCCCGCTGGCCTTCGGCAGCGCCGCGGAGGCGGCCGCGACTCTGATCGGCGGCGATCTCCTGGACGCCGTCACCGCGGCCTTCGATCCGTCGAGCGACATCGGCTCCGGCCCGGCGACCGTCATCGCCATTCGCGTGAATCCCGCGACTCCGTCCGCGCTGAATCTGCTCGATGCCAGCTCGTCCGCGATCATCAACCTGACCTCGCGCGACGACGGCCAGTACACGAACCAAATCAAGGTGAAGGTAGAGGCCGGCTCGGTCCAAGGCTTCCGCCTCACTACCCAGTATCAGAACGCTTTCTACACCCAGGACAACGTCTACCGGGCCGCGTTCTCGATCCAGTACGCGGGCGCTCAGGCGACCGCGACCATGACCGTGAACAACAGTCAGGTCGTGCTCGACGCGCCGGCCGGCACGCCGGTTGCGACGATCTCCCTCGCGACCTACCCGACAATCCAGCAGCTCGTCGATTTCATCAACACCGTGCCGGGCTTCTCGGCCGCGGTGCTCGGCGGCAACGGCGCGCTGGCGTCTCTCAACGCCCTGGACAACGTCGCGGCCCAGGACGTGAAGACCGCGCTCTACACGGCCACGGCGACCTTGCAGGCCGTCGTCGACTGGTTCAATTCGCCGGCCAATGCCCTGGTGAGCGCCGCGCGCGTCGCCAATGCCGGGACGCTTCCTGCCCTTCTGCCGTTCACCTATCTGTCCGGCGCCTCGGATGGCGTGGTGACGAATACCCAGTGGCAGAACGCATTCACCGCGTTGCAGTCGGTGGATGTCCAGTGGGTGGTCCCGCTCTCGCCGACGCCGGCGATCTGGGCCATGGCCGACGCGCATGTGCAGTTCATGTCCACGGTCGGCCGCATGGAGCGGCGCGCGATCGTTGGCGAGAACACGGGCACGACCGACACGCAGGCCATCGCGGACGCGCTGACGCTGAATAGCGACCGCACCTCCTTGGTTCACCTCGGGTACAACGGCTTCGACCAGAACGGCAACCTCGTTCTGTTCCCGCCGTACAAGCTCGCGGCGCTCCTGGGCGGGGCCTTCTCCGGCGTCAATCCCGGGACGGCGCTGACCAATCGCGCGATCAACGTGAAGGGCCTCGAGCGCCTTCTGCGCGACCCCACGGACACGGACCCGCTGATCACCGGCGGCGTGCTGTGCGTCGAACAGACCCGCACCGGGTTCCGCGTAGTCAAGTCGATCTCGACTTGGCTCAACAACCAGAACTTCGACAAGGTCGAGGTGTCGGTTGGCGCGGCGCTCGATTACGTCGCCCGCAGCGTCCGGCAGGCCGTCGATGTTCTCCGCGGCCAGGCCGGCAGCCCGGCGAACCTCGCGCGCGCCGTTGCCATCGTCGAGACCACGCTGCGGCTTCTGTCGCAGCCGATCCCGTCCGGTATCGGCGTGCTGGTCGGTGATCAGAACAGCCCGGCCTACAAGAACATCACCGCGAGTCTCAGTGGGGACGTGCTCGCCATCAGCTTCCAATGCAGCCCCGTCATCCCGATCAACTACATCCCGGTCACCATCTTCGCCGTGCCGTTCTCTGGCACCGCGCAGGCGGCCTAACCGGGCTTGGCAGGAGTAAAGCCCGATGGCTATCCAAACGACACAGAATCTCCGGACCAGGTCCGGTAACCGAATCCAGGTGTTCCTCGGCGGCATCCAGATCGGGGCCATGCAATCCCTGCGCGCGAGCGACGACTACTCGCCCGAGCCCGCCTCCGGCATCGGCGATATCCACGTTCTGGAGTACGTGCCGACGATGGCGCGCCACAGCCTGTCCGTCTCGGCCATGGTGCTCAACATCGGCTCGCTTCGCGCGGCCGGCGTTGCCGCGGAGAACGGCG